CCCGTGAGGGCTAAACTTCTCATTGCAGGCAGGTCGTCTGTAGTGAAGGTGTAGATTCATCAATCAACATGAGGATTTATAGTATGTATAATACAAACCAAATGGTAGATCGACTGGTGTTATGTGGTATCACTCGGTCTGAAGCGGCACAAGTTATGTCGCTTATAGATCGTTGGCGTACTTGTAATGGTACGGAGTGGACCGTCAAACACTTAAAACTAATCAAGCAGACTATTATTGGACTATACGGCTCTGACACGAAATGTGTCTCCCCGTACGTTAGAACTAAGAACGGTCATCTTACTGGACCTTTTAGGGCGATCGAAAGATTGTTCTTAACAGGCAGGAAAAAGGCCTTAGCGGCCATGATGATTTACTCAAGCTACGTGTCCCGAGACCTCACAGAGGATCAAAGGAATAAGTTCGAGAAAGCATGCACATCTGCACCTTATACAGGTGGATATGAACCCATTGCGGGGGAGTATCTTGTGTTAAAACAAGGTGCGGGAAGCCTCGTAAAAGGAGGCAAGTATAATGCTTTGGCCAATGTTAATTTCAGCATTGACTTTAAGCCTTATACCCCAAAGGGTACAGGTAGGAAGTCTGCCCCAGATCATCTGGGAAAGTCTTTCGAAGAGAGTGATCAAAGGAGGTCACTCCATTCTTTCCTTAAAACCGAGCTATATGCTGAGTTGTTTTTCAGCACGAATGGATTTTTCCCGGAAGATTGGGAATTCCTTGCAGGTAAAGTGTTGGGCTTTGACACCCCTCCACCAAAACAAGGTGAGAAACGCTACCCCATAGGGAAGGTGTCTGTCATCCAAGAGCCTGGTTTTAAAGCTAGGTTCATTGCGAACCCTAATAGGGTAGTACAACATCTTTTAAAACCGCTTGGGGACTTTTTATTTAATTGTCTCCGCGCATTACCGAATGATTGTACTTTCGATCAAGAAAAGGCTAGTACACGCTTACAGAAGCTTATTGCTGACTCGTATAGTGTTGCTGAGTCTGAAAGAAGCAATATTTATTGCTTCGACTTAAGTAATGCGACTGACCTCTTTCCTTTGGAGGTTCAAGAGCAAGTAGTTATGAATATTGCCACTGAGAAGGGGGTATTATATTATATATTACCTTTCCTCCGTCTCTTTCGCGCTTGCGCTAGGAGCGAGTGGTACTTCATGAATGAAACGATCAGATGGACGCGTGGGCAGCCCTTGGGCCTATACCCATCATTTGCTATGTTTGCATTGTCACATAACTTTGTGCTATATGAGTTGCAAAACTTGTATGGAGGTGACTTTTGTGTCTTAGGAGATGATGTATATATCGTTGGAGATAAACTTGCCAACGGTTATAAATCAAAGATGGATGATTTAGGTGTGGTTATTAACCTATCCAAATCAATTGTCTCACCGAACGTGGCAGAGTTTGCCGGTAAGGTGGTTTTGATGTCTGATATTCTCGTTCCATATAAATGGCGCCAAGTTTCCATGAGTTCCGTTAGGGACTTTTTGAAAATGTGGGGTATGGAGGGTGTTACCCTTTTACCACGCCATTTACGTGATTGGGCCTACTTATTGGGTGGACTTCCTGAACCTTTGGGTTTGGGGTTTAACCCCGATGGGTTGCCTTTAGATCTTAGGATCTTAGGGCTATGGTCACTGTATTTAGACGAAGAGATTCCTGCTTTGAGTAAGGAATCAGTATCCTTAGCCTCTGTCCTCTCGGGTTTACCGGAAGGATCACAGTTAAGATACGATACTGAATCAGCAATAACACGACCAGTGAAATTGCCTCTTTTTGAGCTGAAAGATTATCTTAATGAGAACGACCTAAGGGCCTTTCTTCAGAGGTTAATCGATCAGGGTTCATTATCCCTGGATACAGCGAGCGACTTGGCGAGGAGTTTTGGTTATTCTCCCGCAGAATATGTGTCGCCCTTTGATAAGGATGCGAGGTCTAAGGATGCAGAAATGCATGCTAGAAGCCTGGTTAACTTGTC